GACCAAAAAACACAATCTTTACGTCGAGCTTGGACCAATGAGCTCTCCGAAGTCAGCTGAGTGGGCTGCTCAAAAAGGCTTCAAGACCATAGCCACCAGCGACAACTTTTATCCCAAGCCATCGGACAAAAAGGCTTACGAGGTTTTGTGTGGCCGTAACCGTACAGATCGCAGTGGGCCCATGCACATTCTTGATGAGTGGGAGTGGAAGGCTGCTGTGCCTTGGGGGACGCAAGAAGCCATCGACAACACCTACAAAGTTGCAGAGCTTTGCAATGCTGATCTGCCAGTTGCGCAAATGATCGCATTCCATTCAAAAAAGACTTTGCGAGAGCTTTGCGAAGATGGTGCTCCGGCACTGGGCGTTGACCTGAAAGATCCAGTTTATGCGGCTAGGCTCAAGCGAGAGTTGGACATGATTGCCAGCAAGGAATTTGAGGATTATTTCTTTGTGATTGCTGACATGATTCGTTACGCCAAAGAGCACATGCTGGTTGGTCCTGCGCGTGGATCTTCTGCTGGTTCTTTGGTTTGTTACCTCACTGGCATAACTGACGTTGACCCGATTGTGCACGACCTGTTGTTCGAAAGATTCATCGACATCACCCGAGAAGATCTGCCGGACATCGACATCGACTTTCAAGATGACCGCAGAGAGATGGTTTTCCAATATCTCAGGGACAAGTACGGTGCAGAAAAAGTTGCACACCTCGGGACGGTCAGCCGCTACAAAGCCAAGAGCACAATAGCAGAAGTGGCCAAAGAGCTTGGCATACCCGCATGGGAAGTCAATGACCTGAAAGGTGCGATCATCGAGCGCAGTGGTGGTGACTCTCGTGCTGCGTTCTGCATCCTCGACACATTCAACGACCTCGACATAGGCAAGGCTGTCTTGGAGAAATTCCCGCAGATGAAAGTTGCGGCAAAGATGGAGAACCACGCAAGACACGTTGGTGTGCATGCTGCTGGCATTCTGGTGACTGAAGACCCAGTCAGCAAATATTGCTCCGTCAGTGCGCAGACTGGTGCGGCCCAGATAGACAAAAAAGACGCTGAAGACCTCAACCTGCTGAAGATTGATGCATTGGGCCTCAGAACACTCTCCGTCTTGCAGGACGTTTTGGATCAGGTTGGTTGGGTGCGAGACCAGCTGATCAAGTTTCCTCTGGAAGACAAAAAGGCATTCGCAATATTGAATGATGAGAAATATGCAGGCATATTCCAATTTGAAGGCTACGCGCTGCAAGGTGTGACCAGACAAATGAAAGTGCACAACTTTGAGGACGTTGCAGCCATCACTGCCCTAGCTCGTCCTGGACCACTCAACTCCGGTGGTACGAGCCAGTTTATCAAGCGGCACATAGGAGCAGCACCAGCGGAATATATGCACCCAATGACAGAGCCAATCACAAAGGTGACTCATGGTGTTGTGGTCTATCAAGAACAAGTCATGACCATTGGTCGGGAGATAGGCAAGCTGAGTTGGGAAGATGTTTCATTCCTGCGCAAAGCAATGAGCAAGTCTTATGGCAAAGAATATTTTGACACGTTCTGGGAGAAGTTCAAGGTTGGAGCTGCTGAGAACGGCATACCGGAAGACGTCGCGCAAACAATATGGGACAACATCAACACGATGGGATCTTGGGCGTTCAACCGCAGTCACGCAATATCTTACGGGATGGTGAGCTATTGGTGTTGTGTCTTGAAGAGCAGGTTCCCACTGGAGTATGCTGCTGCTTGCCTCCGTAATGTCAAGGATGACGACCAAGCTGTCAAGCTGTTGAGGGAAGTTGTGTCTGAGGGATTGACTTACAAGCCATTCGACAAATTCAAGTCCAAGGCCAACTGGTCAGTCCAAGACAATGAATTGATCGGTGGGTTGATAGGGATCAAAGGCATCGGCCCCAAAATGGCAGAAGACATAGAAAACAGGCGCAACCTGTCCCAACCATTGACCCCACGGCAAGAAACCCTGCTGAACACAGGCACGACACCCTATGACGATATTTTTGAGTGCGAAAGGAGATTTGGCCACATCAAGAAAGATCCCAAAGCCCACAACATCGGCTCAGCCATAACAGACATCCAAGACCTAGACGGGGACAATCCAGGAACATTCGTTTTCTTCGGCAAGCTCAAAGAGAAGAATTTGAGGGATATGAATGAAGCTGTCAACTTGGCCAAACGTGGTGGTCGCAGAGTTGATCGGAATAACCTTTGGTTGAACGTGACAGCTGAAGATGACACTGGCGCAATCATATGCACAGTCGACAGGTTCAAGTACCAAAAGATGGGCAAGCCCATTGTGGAGGATGGAAAGCTGGGTGAATGGTACTTATTCAAAGGTGTGTTGAAGAATGGGTTCAGGAAGATCTATCTTGAAAAGGTTCGTAAGATGTTGTAAATGTTGAGAGAAAAATTATTTCACTCAAAATTGAAAATAATGATTGCCTTTTCTGGCAATAACGACGATACTCTCTTTATCGGAAGGGAGAGGCCCTGACGGTTTGAGAAAGGAACTAACGATGGAACTTACAAACAACCAGACCCGAGCGATGACTGCTCTTATCAAAAGTTGCCTCGGCAACATGGGCGGCAAAACCCTTGCTGATTTGCAAGACGACCCATTCACATGGGTTGATGCCTCTGATCTCGTTGAAGCTGGCTGGGGCCAAAAAGAAGCTGAAGGCACATTCGGCTCACTGGTCGCTGCTGATTTAGTTTATCTTTATGACCAGCGTTCGGCCGACGATGGGGGCAACTTATATTCGCTGGCTGATGACTGGGATTCTCTCCGTAAATTTCACTCATAATCTAACGGTGGGGCTTCGGCCCCACCACCTCCTCAAATTTTAGAAAGGCACTATCATGAACAAGCACACTCCATCTCAACGCCCGATCACCGACTGGGTCGGCAAGCAGCGCATCACATGGTGTGGCCCATACGCCATCGCCGTTCTTTGTGGTGTGGCCTATGAGCCTGCATACCAAGCTGCCAAGCTAGTGCGCGGCAAACGCCACGCAAAAGGCATCACCAACTCCAACCTGAGAGCTGCGTGCCGGATGTTCGGTGTGAACGGCAAGTGGAAGTCTCTCGAGAAGCGCACCAAGCTCTCAAAATTCCTGCCGACACTTGAGGCTGGCAAAGTCTACGTGATCCAGATCACCAAGCATTTCCTCGTGGTCGACACTCGTGACTTCACCACCATCGATAATCAAAACCGTGAGTGGATCGCAATGGACGCGACCAAGCACAAAAACAAGTTGGTGCACAACGTGTTCGAAGTCACCAACCCCAAATTCGACGCTGAGGATGATCCTTGGTTGATCGAGCCTCTGGCTGCTTCTGGAGCCTGAGCCCAATCCCTGAGCATGGATTCAAACTGCTCATTAAACTTCAAACTGAGAAAGAAATATAATGACAACACCAATCGAAGAAACTCAAGAGCTGCACGTCTTGATCGAGTCGGTCTCGCAGCAGCATAATTGTTTTGGCGTCACCCAAGAAGGTGAGACAATTTTCATCGGCAACCGCATCGGCAAATTCCTCAACCTCGACATCGGGGATCAGGTTCTGGCGCATGCTTTGCCTAACTACGAAAATCACGCGAGCCGCATTGATTGGCGTGCTGTGCGTTGCGTCAAAATCTCTGAAACGCCTTCTGCTTCTTTGCCCAAAGAAGACGATCGTCCTGTCAACGCAACTGTTGTTGCCAAGCACGGTGCCACCCAGATCCAAAGCAACATCATCGACATCCTGCGTGCGCAAGAAAATTACTTGACGACAGGGGAATGTGATGAGGCTTATTATGAAGCGCACCCCAATCAAAAAGACAGGCTCCACCGCTCCGAGGTCAGCAATGCCTTGGCCAAGGCTCACCAATATGGTCGTGTGGTCAGGGCAGGAGTGATGGCCAGCTCAGGCAACGAGAAGGCTTCATTGGTGCTTTGGGCCAGTGACGTGAATAAATTTAAATAGTAAAAAAGTAGAGGTCCTTGTTTTTCAACAATTCTTTCTTCTTTACTTTTCGGTGGGAAAGAGCGATACTAAGCTATCAAATGAGAAAGGAACAAAAAATGCAAATCGGTTGGACTGATCATGACAAAGACCTCTACATGTCACTCAAAGGCTGCGTCAACAAAGGTGGATATTTCTCCTCTGTTGGCCAAATGAATTATATGGCTCGCGTTGTGGGCCACAACTCTTATGCCAAAGACGGTGAGAGCCACTGGGATGACAGCGTTCCATCCGCAGTTGGCCAGAGCATCGTGATCCTTGAAGCTCCGATCATCGTTGAGTATGCAGGATCAACCCCATGGGCCCAAGGCACAACTGGTTGGGGTCGTCGCAGTCGTGACTTCTGCAGAGCATTCGTTGTTGACGCTGTTGGTGTGGTGGCTATGTACAAGATCCACCGCTCTTACGATGATTCAACTGGGCGGTCTTGGCCTAACCCCAAGCGCACTGAGGTGATCTTCGAGCGTGACAATTCTATGGCTGCTGAGAAGCTCGCTGAGTTGACAGTTGTGAACGACGCCAAAGCCAAAGCAATCGCGGAGGAAAAAGCTGCTTCCAATTTCATCGGGGAAGTTGGTGATCGCCTAGACTTCCAAGGCACAGCACGTCTCGTCTGGAGAGGTGAGAATCAGTGGGGCACAACATACATCTACCTCATCAAGACCCAAGACGGCAACACCATCAAATACATGGGCAAGTGGCTTGGTGAAGGTGAGAGCTTTCCAATCAGCTTCAAAGCAACCGTCAAGAAGCACGAAGAATACAATGGCGAGAAGCAGACCGTTGTCAACCGTCCAATGAAAATTCAAGTGGGGGAGCTGGCATGATCCCCTGCCCAGAGTGTGAGCACACAGGCCACAAAGGCAAAGTTGAAAAGACTTTGTACCAGCGTTTCGGTGGGACGCTGGAGCCTGTTGGTGAGTGGGTTGATTGTGAGGATTGCAATGGCTCCGGAGAAGTCGAATGCGACGAGGACAACTGCGTTGATGGTTGGATTGAGGACGAGCGTCCGGAGAGTTGTGGCGGTGGACCCAGAGAGCATTTCCACTGGGTGATGTATCGTGACCCATGCCCAAAGTGCAAGCCAGATGAGGAAGAAGACGATGGGTGAATATGATTGCTGCAATTGCGGGGAGGCTTTCCACCTGCACGAGCCACCATTTGATGGCTCTGAGATTTGCGATCCTTGCCGTGAATCTTACAGATCTAGTCTGGCTGAAATGCTAGACAATCCTCTGGAGACTTTGGCCAAGTTGAACCTGCGAGGAGACAACCATGTGGGCAACTGAAATAATCAAAATTGGCGAGGGAATAAAGCGTGTGGTGGAATATAAAGACATGACATATTTCGCAGCTATGAACAGTCACAACTATTACATGATGAGATATGTTGGCGACTACAAAACTTATTTTGTTTGGAGGGAACCACAATGATTGCGGAACTTTGCTTGTCGTTAGCTCTTTATCACGAGGCTCGTGGAGAGCCACTCAACGGTCAAAGAGCTGTTGCTGAGGTCATAATGAATAGGGTTGAGTCTGATCGCTTCCCTGACACCATTTGTGGCGTTGTCATGCAACCTAATCAATTCAGCTTCGTCAGCCCCAATGGTTGGGCTGGAATTCCGACAGACGGTGACTTGTGGGCTGATGCAGAAATGTTCGCTCAAGATGCCATATTCAATCACAAGACTGGTGAGAAATATTGGGGTGGATATTATTACCACTACCATGCTACTAGCGTTTCGCCTGTTTGGGCTGAAGAGATGTATCCTGCCATGACGATAGGGAACCATGTGTTCTATTCTGACAACCTAACCAAGCCAAAGAAAGTGAGGCCAAAATTACGACCATGGAAATAGACAAAGCTCATGGCAGGTTCTGCCTAGCCAAAGTCAAGCTAGATGGTGATGCTATCCAGAAATTGGCGGCATTGCCAGGATTCAAGAAGTGGGTTGGCAGGGACTTGTTGTTTGCGCCAACTGGAGCCAACATAAGCCACATCAACAAGCATTGGCCTAGGGCGGTGTGGTCGGAGGCTGCTTCGCCCATCCTAGACGATTATATTGAGACAATGCATCAAGCTGAATTGACTCGCAAAGAAAAGGCTTCAGCTCCGAAAGATCTGGGTGACTTCCTTTTCAAAACCAAGCCATTCGATCACCAGCGCAAAGCATTTTACATGAGTCGGGACAAAGAGTCTTTCGCTTTGCTCATGGAGCAGGGCACAGGCAAAACCAAAGTCATAATCGACAATGCTGCGTATCTTTATGCTTCTGGTGAGATAACTGCGTTGGTCGTCATTGCGCCCAATGGGGTGCACCGCAACTGGCTCAACAAAGAGATCCCCGACCACATGCCAGAGTGGTGCAACCACTCGTCGGCATATTATTATTCGGGGATGAAGTCCAGAGACAAAACCAAGTTTGACGACATATTATCTGGGCAAGATGAACTGAAGATATTTTCATTCAATGTTGAGGCTTTTGTAAGCCAAACAGCTGTGGCATTGATGAACAAGATCCTCCTGAGCAACAAGGTTCTTTTGGTGGTGGACGAAAGCTCTCGGATCAAACGTCCAGGAGCCAAGCGCACCAAAACAATCCACAAGTTTGCCAAACAAGCCAAGTATCGCAGGATCATGACAGGCACACCAGTGACCAAAGGTCCAGAGGACGTGTACAGCCAATTCAGGTTTCTCGATCCTTATATCCTCGGGTACGACAGCTTTTATTCTTTCAGGGCAAGATATTGCGTCATGGGAGGCTACGAGAACAAACAGATCGTTTCTTATCAATATATGGACGAGCTGACCAAAAGCATTGAAGGCCACTCGTTCCGAGTTTTGAAAAAAGATTGCTTGGACTTGCCGGACAAAATATATCAACGTCACTTTGTTGATCTTTCGCCAAAGCAGCGCAAGTTGTATGATTCGCTGAAAAAAGACTTCGTGGTTGAGTTGGAAGGTGACGTAATAGACGCACAGGAGGCCATAACAAGGCTGCTACGACTGCAACAGATAGTTTGTGGGTGGTTTCCTGCCGAAGAGAAAGCAAGACCCATAGACGACAAGAATCCTAGGCTTGAGGCTCTGAAGGATTTGCTGGGCAACATCGATGCCAAGGTGATAATCTGGGCACGCTTCCGAGCCGACATAGCGCAGATCGAACGGATGTTGGGCCATAAGGCTGTGAGCTACCATGGTGGCGTGTCGAATGACATGAGAGCCAAAGCTGTTGACAGCTTTCAGAATGATCCTAGTGTGCGTTACTTCATCGGCCAACCTCAATCGGGGGGGATTGGCTTGACGCTGACAGCTGCGTCTTATGCGATATATTATTCCAACAGCTTCGACTTGGAAACAAGGCTTCAGTCGGAAGACAGGTGCCACCGCATAGGCACAACCCAAAACGTAACATACATCGACATCGAGAGTCCCAAGACCATTGACTCAAAGATCATCAAAGCTCTGCGGGACAAAAAGAACCTAGCAGATGTTGTGACCAAAGATCCGATGTCTTTTTTCTTGTCGGAGGAGTGATGCATCATGAAATTATGACTGTAGATAAAACAACGGCGAACGTCAAAGAAGCCTTAAATGCAATCTACAGGGCGCAGCTAGAATTGCTTGATACAGGAGAATTTACTAATAAAACTCTTGACGAAGCCTTTAAGAATTTGACAGGCGGGAGGATTAAGCTGGAAAAATGGATCAAGGAGAATAATGATGAGTGAGAGCAGTTTCTGGGCATTGTTGCGGAACAACCTTCCATTGAAGATGTACCGTGTTGAGAACAGAGTCATGCGTGGCATGCCAGATGTTCATTATATTTTGGACGGCAAGTCTGGGTGGATAGAGCTGAAATATATCGAAGACTGGGCCAAAAGAGGCAGGTTCACCAGCGGCCTGAGATCAAGTCAAACATTCTGGGCAGAACAACACATCATTGAAGGTGGCAAGAGTTGGTTCTTGTTCCGCATTGGCAGAGACTTCATGATATTGATTGATGGCCAGAAAGGCAAAAGGCTGCTAGAAAGACCCGCCAAGAAAGATGTTGTTGAAATGGCAACATGGCACAAGCAAGGCAACATGTCGTCTGAAGATTGGATTGAATTGGCCAATGTGATAGCTTGTTAGAATCCACCTTTCAGCCCATCAAGAATCTCATTTAGGGTTGGGCGTTTGTCTTTCTTTTCATAAACGCAACTGAAAACTTTAGGACACTCAGAGAAACTTTGGGTTGGGTAATGATACCCCAGCCCACCGAAACCTGCGGTGAATCGGTATACACAGATTTTCTGGTCTGTATTTGGATCTGTTATTCTTTTCCAAAGGTGACATTGAACGTGTGTCGGGTTGGCGACTCCTGCCAACGCCACAGAAACAATCAAACTCGCTAACATCAGCTGATCCCCAAGTAAATAAGATAAATCCCTCCCCCTAACACCGATATGATCCCTAGCGAAAGTGCAGCTATGGCCATATTGTTCTGAATCTGACGTTTTGCCTCCATGGCTCTGTAAACTGTCTCTTCCCGATCAGCGCGTATCTTCCGACGCATTCCAAGCATCTCGTCATAGGTTCCCAATCCGAACCTGTAATCTAACATAAATTTTATCTCTTTTTCTTTCTCAAGCAAAGTCTTTTTTCGAACGATGATGTCCATGGCTTCTTGCTCGATGTTTTCGGAGCCATGAGTCTTTTTGTCTAGCCAAGTTGGATTTTTGCGTTGAGACTCCGCACGAGTGATGTCTGCGACTGCGCCATACCATGCACCAAGCTGCTGAGAAACATCGTGTATTTCCCTGCCAGCACCGACAAGCATTTTGACGCCTTTGAAAGCGGCATTGGCAGCGGCGAAGGCTGTGACAGGATCAATCATTTAGGGGGACAGCAGAGCTGCCCTATCCTCTGCGGACAACCCTTCAATTATGCTCTGCAAAGCTGGGGAGCTTTGAGGATTGATTGTCTCGATAGCTTCTGGCTTAGTTTCAGCTTGGATTGCTGTGCTGAAGAGAGGTGCTTTGGCTCTGTCGAGGTATTGTCGGACAATTGCTTGAACTTCTCTGGCCTCGAAACCACCTTCGATTGCTCTGACTGCACCACCACCTCCAGGAATCCCAGACAAAAAGTTAAGAAGGCCCTGTCTTCCCATCTCCCCTAAAATTGCTGGAGTAGTTCCTGAAGGATTAAGTTTTATCTCTGCCCAGAGAGTTGGCATTACGTCATTACGGAACTTAGCTATCTGTGCGAGCTCTTCTTTCGAGAAAAGCTCATTGACGACAGCTTTGTTCTTGCCGAAAACATCTTTGTAATTGTTCACGATGTTCGTTCTTGTTACGCCAGACCTGCCAGTGCCAGCAAAAGCTCTTTCCAGAGTTGCATCTTTCATCAGCCCAATGATCTCTTGGTATTCTGCGGAGCCTTCCCCGAGAATTGACTTGAGCTTGCGGATGACAGTTGGAACCGCATTGGCTGGAGCGAACTTGTTGTGACCGAACAATGCCCCGACCACCTGCTTGGGGTTGGCTTCTGTGTTCGTAATCATTTCCAAGATCTTGTTGGCTGCTCGGACTGATGCATTTTTGCTGCTTTGCTGCCCCGTCAGGCCCATATACTTCGTGTAAATCTGCCTAGATTGCTGCAGCTGATCTATTACGCTTTGATCCCCAAACATCAATCCGCGCTCTATTGCGGTGTTGTAGGCTTCGTTAAGCTGATTCTTGAGCATTGTCAGCGCACGACCTTCCGAAGCATTGCCGCCAACTGCCATAGCCTGTTCTATTTGGAGGTTCAAAGCTCTTTGGTAGTCATCAATGGCCCTAAGCGGTGCACCTTTGAAGTTTGGATTTTTAGCTATTTTGACTAACTTTTCTAGCTTTTTCAGCTGCTTGGAAAGATTAGGCATTTCAGCACGCATCGCTGGGCCGACCTCTTTGCGCAACATCGCCACCGCATCGCTGGCAGTTTCCATCAACCCACGCTGAGAAAGAACTGGTTGGTTAGCAGCATTTTCAACAATTTTATAAGATGCATCAGCCTCTGCTTTGAGACGTTCAGCTGTTTCTCGAGCTGTTGATTGAATGCCTTCAGCTGCTGCTGTGGGAGTTTCAAGCGCACCAGTGACCATTGGATCACCTGAGCCCATCCTAGACCGAAGATCTTCAGCATCTCCTCGGATCTGATCCAACTGACGCCTGTCGAATCCTCTGAGTTGGTCGCTGGCTCCAGCATCTACTCCCGCTGATCTGCGCAAAATGTCTTCACGTGCAAGATCCGAAGAAGCCAAAGTATCCAGCTGACCAACTTCCGTATCAGGCAACTCACCAGACCTTTGGCCCTGAGTCATTATGTAGGGGGAACTTTGATTCGGCGTTGGACGCATGAATCGGGGGAGTTGAACTCCAGCGACGTTAGCTGCTCCCCTGACAGGAGCCATAGCTGCCCTACCTGCGAGCTTGAGTGCTGGTGGCAACACAACGTCTGCGGCAACCCCAACACCTGTCGCAGTGGCCACGTCTGTGGCTAGGTCACCTGCTGTCTGCTTCTTAGCCTTGGTTGTCTCCGGAGTCATCTGAGCCTCTAAAAGCTGGGAACCAACTTCAGTGGATGAATATATTGGAATGCCTCTGGCTATAGTCTGGAGGACATTTGCTCCCCCTGATGTGAGAGCTGCTGGGAGCATCTTGATTGTTTCACCAACGAATGTTCCGAAGTCTTGCGAAGAAAATCCTGGCTTGTTGACATAGTAAGGCTTCTTGTTCCAGACAATCATAGGGTTGCCGAACTTGTCTTGGAATCTGCCACCCCAACGCTCGTCACCTTGAAAAGACTTTTCCATTATTTCGCTCTTGCCGACATCGTCTCTGGCAAGGAATACTTTGATGTTGGGGATCAATCCTTCAATCAATCCAGGAGCATCACCACCCATGTCCGAGGCTTCTGGGATGTCTGGGAATTCAACCTCTTGGCCTTCACCAGTTGCGGCATCCACCAGAGCAGATGGGATTGCTTTTATGGACTCGAACAAAGACCTTTCAGCCTCTACATCAATAGTCTCTGGGTCAACATCATTCCCTTGGGATGGAGCACCATCGGGCAACACTCCTTCAGCTGCATCAGCTGCTGCTACCTGCTCTTCAAAGGTCAATTCTTCATCCATGTTAGCCCCTAACTTCCACCATTCCAGCCTTTGATCATAATAGTAGGTTGTTGTGGATATAATTTCTGACCAGTGGCTGGGTTTTTATTTATGAACACTTCACCGTTCTCCAAAGAGTTGTAAAAAGTATCTCTTGCCTGTCGGAACTCCGCAACATTGGTTGTCTGAAGTGGTGGCATTTTCTTGTATATGCCTTTATCAAGCTCTCTGATTCTCTCATTTATGTATTTGTTGCTTTTTCCTTGAATTAAAAGCTCTTTTCTTAATCTGATGTCAGCTTCAGAATTTTCAGTT